CTCACGTCCGGCATTTACTGCCTTGGCAACGAGGTTGTATGCTCTTGTCGCTCCTGCTATACAGGCACTTATCGTTACGGGGTCCATTAGTACGGCCTCACTGCTTCGGGGTCTGCCCTTCGTGGTAAACAATATGCAGCGAGGGCCACGCCTCGGGGTTCGTATCTAAGGGTCCGCTCTACCTTCCCCCTGACAATAGCTGTAGCAAAGTAATTGCACCTATTGATGTCATAGAAGTACATGTCCGAAGACTGTATTTGGCCGTTGACCAGAACATATAACAAAAATAGATGCGTCATGATATTTCATACTTAATTGTATACCGCGTAGGCTTTTTCCCAAAGCACGAAGTCTTTCTCAAACGTGTCTAGTATCTTCTGCCTTCTATCTGAGGTAAGGTCAGCGAATACGGTTTCGGTTTGCTCGGGCGTAAAGATATGCGGGTTGCGTCTTAGCTCAATGGGGTCGGATACCTTTCCGCCTTTTTCTAAAATAAATTTGCTCGCATGCTGGTGCAGGTTCTCAATATTAAAAACCTCTGCATGGTCGGGGAAGTAGTGACACTGCCTATACCACTTGTGCATAAACTGTTGCCCGTTAAAATGCTCCATTGCATAGTCAAAATACATATTGACGTTGGGAGTCACTTTGTCTAATAGCTCTTGTAATCCCGGCCCTATTTCCCCTTTTCTTTCATTTACTGCCCGCTCTACGTCTTTGCAGATGTAAGCATACCCAGAGGCCATTCGTTCAATAGGATTGCGTATAGAAGCAACGCAAGGCATATCGGCAGGGATGGCGCTCTTTGCTCTTAAATCGTCAAATGTCCGGCGTACAGGGGCTAACTTTTCAAGACTTTTTAGTTCTTTAGGAAGGTTGGCAAACTCCAACCCCTCTTCAGATATAAATTTATCAAAGTCCTGCCAAGATGCAAACGAGCCTTCAACCTTGTAAACGTCTGTTTTAGGGTCGATTAATCCCGACTTAAAAAAATAAAAGGCTAGGGAAGTGCCTGCCGCTCTTGGAGTGCGGATCACAACGAAGTTGTTAGAGTATGAGATTATCATTCTGTTATTACCGCCGTATCTGTGTCACTAAAAAACAACATGTTGCCTTCGCAAACTATATTCCAATCGGGGCCTTCCTGCTCGCTGCGAGAGGGCACCTCTATAATAACGTGCCTTGCTAACCACTCGGTGTTGTCTTGTAGTACTCGCCATACGTGCTCTTCGGTCCCTCGACCCGGCATCCCCCTAGACCTATTAAACCTTATTCTATACTTGCTCATTCGGTCTAGCCGGAAACGGGGTTTTTTGGCTTAGGTCAGGCTTTAATTTAACCGCCTGTAGGGCAAGTAGGTATTCGTTCCACTCATATTTCTGCGCTACGGTTATTTGAAGATTCTTCAAGGCTGATTGAGCTATAGCTTCTTCTCGTTCAATCCTAACCATCACGTCCTTGGTTTGTGCGTCTTGTACTTCTTGGTCCGACAGCTTTACCCAACCCTTATCTGAGTAATCAGGACCAATCCAAGAAAGGTCTCCTATCTTATCTAAAAAACCATGCAGCCCAAAGATAGGCCCCCAGTTATTTGGAAGAGGACCGGCTTCGCTTAGTGCTTCGTTTGTTGACAGCCTTCTTAGTTGCCACATGTTCCTGCTCCGTATCTTCCGCTTTTGGTAAATGACCTATTTTTTGAAACCCGGCTTGAAGTCCAGCATAGGGCGGGAAACCATTAAGATGCAACCTTTCCGCTTCGCTAGGCTCTCTCCATTCTCTCCAGCTTCCAAAATCATCTCTTGGTTGGATGTGGATATGGCAGCCTATGCTTGCAGCAAGTTGGTGTATAAACTCGGTTACTTGGACAGGTTGGTAGACGTTCCATAAAAACGTGCCATCTTGCCCACGCATGGTAATCTCTGTTGTTCCTGAGCCTGACATTCCGATGCTTACTGATTGCGCTCTATTTCTATTAGACTCCAATGCACTAAGCTGCTGCTGCTGCTGCCTCTCTCTAAACTCCTTCTCAAACTCTTTTTTGTTCATTACTGAGGGCACCAAGATATAGTTACTTGACCGTTCACTGTTACTGGATATGAAGACCCACCAACAACAGAAACGCAGTTATGCGTCGTAGGGTTAGGAGCGGAAGCGGGAGAACCCGGAGAACCGCAGCCTCCATCGGGAAGACCGCGCCCTCCACCACCGCCACCACCTGCCGCTGAACCGGTTGTATTGTCTAGGTTTGCGCCTGTACCCCCACCAGCACCACCACCGCCGCCTCCACAAGCGTTTGCGCTGCCTCCGGGCTGCAAGGTATAGGAACAAGCTGGAGCACGGCCGCAACAAACAGTACAGTAATCTATCGCCCCCGAGCTTGGGTTTCCTCCTCCACCTCCCGGTCCGGGATTACTACCAGAAGCGGCGCTATTTGTCCCAGCACCACCGGCACCCGCGCCACCGTTTGCCTGCAATGATCTGTCACACTTAATAACAAAATAAGTAATACTATTAGACTGAGGGCATATCCTTGCCCCGCCGGGATTTCCCGCAAGGCCGCCAACGGAGTTTACTGAACCTTGATTATTTGATAAGACACCAGCCCCACCATTGTTCCCAGCGGTGCCCTCATCGCCACCTGCACCCCCTGCTCCTCCGGCCCCGCCACATAAAGTTAAGCAAAATACGGTAGAAGCCGAACCGGGATTTCCTGCGGTTCCGGTATTACCTGCGCCGCCTCCCGGGAACCCGGCGCCACCCACTCCGCTCTGCCTTAATACTCGGTGTGTTGGTATTGTTGGGGGAGAGCCGCCATTCCCTCCCCGTCCGTATCCTCCGGGATTTCCAGCAGAGCCGGGGTTTCCCGTCCCACCATAGCCAGTTACGTTAACTACATTTACCCCCGCCGGAGCGCAAAATGTTCCACAAGCATTAAATGTCTCTGAGCCTCCGGGAACAACTCCACCACCCAAAAGACCTAATTTGCTAGTACCTATAGGCATAATTTACTCACTCGTGGTAGAACCATCCAGTAACAATGTATTTTGCATTATCTCCGTAAACAGGATTGCCTCGGTGTGCGTGGGTAAACGCTGCGGGCCATAACACCATTGTATTCTCAACAGGGTTTATACGTCTCTGCTGATATAGAAATTCTGTTTCTCCGTTAGCTTCAGGAAGCAGGGTGTTAAGATAAAGCATATAAACCAGACCCCTATTAGCTTGGTCGCCGTTACCTTGCTCACCGTGCCAAACATGGTACCCTCCACCGTTAGAGGTCTTCTGCATCTTCATGTTGTTGCAGTTAATTTTAATGTCTTTAAGAGTAGAAAACTCGCCGGTATACGCCTCATAACAATGCTGCAAACCCTTAAAAAACATGTTTATTGTGTTTTTTTCTTCAAACAAATCAAAGTTTATATTTTTCCCATTAGAAGATATTTGGTAGTCGTTCTTTATGTGTTTAAGAGCGTTTTCACTACCTTGTCTATCTGAACCCGCGCCTAACTTTTGGTTTCTATCAAACTCAGCTATAAGGTGTTCACAAAAATTATCTGGATAAACATTAGAAAACACGCCAATAAAATCTTTTATTTCATAGTTCATTTGAATGCCGGTCCAGAAACCCACGTAACTATTGTCTGCCTTGAGCCTTTCACGACTGGGGTGACTTGATGCAAAGTCCACGGGGGGAAAACCGTAATTAACCCCCTCTGCTTTTCCATAGATGTGGGTTCAGTTTTGGTTAGTAACTGAAGTTCTCCTCCTTCGTAGTCCCTTGGGTCAGATAGCTGTAACACTACCGACAACTTTCTTGACACACCTGCTCCACCAAAATCTTGATGCCATTTATATGTCCCTTGTCTAGATTCGCAATAGTTTGTTAATTGTAAGGGTTCACCAAACCCCGTTAAATCAAAACCAAAATAGTCAGCGTTTAAACTTGTCACAACATGCGCTAAACGACTATAAACCCAATCAGTTTCTTCGTTTTTTCTTAGCCAGTCTATTTCTGCTCGCCGTATACTTTCGTCAACAACACCTTGCCCTCTCCCTACCCCCGCCTCTTTTGTGACTTCTTTGGCTTTTCCTTGCAACCAATCAAGCTCTTGCTTAGTAAAAGCGTCTTTCCACCAAGCAAACGGTTCTATTGTTTTAGTATACGGAGTCAGCAAATGCTGCATTAAATAAACCTTTTTCTTTGCGACAAAATAAAATGTATAAACTTTGTCGGATTATTAGACTGGTTTGGTGTAATCATGTGCGGTAACCACGAATTAAATAGCATCATGGTTCCGGCCCTCACGTTGTTAAAATGTATTTGAGGCGTAGCCATTGTCACTTGGTCGCTAGACGCTGCCCACAAATCTGCCATGCGCTTACCGGGCCTTGGATCATCAAATATAGGGTAAGACCCGCCTTCGGGTACTTCTAAAAAGTAAAACCCTGATATTTGACTGTCCCCGTGCACGTGCATAATATTACTCCCAGTACACGCAAACTCTTGGCCCCACATTCCATTAACGTAAAACTCGTACTCATCCGTTAAATAACCTTGATCCCTTAAAATACTAACGCCTTTGTCTCGAAAGTAGGACGCCAAGTACCCAAGGTCGGGGTCATTTGCCATGTGCGTAGTCTGTTTAACTACCGACGGCTCCATCTGCTCATAGTATTTTTGGGTATGCTTTAGCGTTTCCTCTACCCATTCTGGCCGCTCTTCGCGGTATATGGAGGATGAGAAATAAGCGTAGGTTTGCATTAACTATCTACAAAAGAAGTAAGGGTGTTTGCAAAAGTAACTATCTCGTCATCTTTAATATCTACCGCTTCGGCTATAGTTTTTGTGCGGCGATTTTCTACGAGCACTTCTTTTGCCATACGCAAAACTTCAATTTTAGCTCGTTTTGCTTCGGATGCCGCTTGGTTTGCTGCCCGATGATCCTCTATAGCGTTTTGCATTTCTATTTGCGCTTGCATTTCTGGTGATAATGCCATTTTAGTAGCCTCTTTAATTTTTTAAACTATTTCAGTGGCTCTACAGGCCAGCTTACTTCATTTGGGAATCCTGCCTGTTCGGGTATATCACGAAGAGCCTGACGATAATTTGCCCACGCCGCTTGGTCTACTGGCGCGTCTGTTATTTGAGTCCAATCGGATGAAATAAGTTTAGCATCTCTTTCTGTGCGAATTTTAAAAGCAACGCGGTCGTCTTTACCTGCTTCCCACTCTGCTTCTTGGGCGTCCCATTCAGATTCTTCTTCAGAAGTAAACGGGATTTTACCTTCGGATGTTGCGTGATAACGTGGCATAAGTTACTCCTAAGAATTTTTAAGTCCGTACAGCGTAAAAGTTCCTTGCCACACATTATTAGAGTTCATGCGAAAACGGATACCCTGTAGCGCCGACACAAAACCACGGTTCGTTCCATAAAAATTACCTCCGGCATCATAGTTAGAGTTTTGGATTCCGTATATAACTTTTCTATCCGTGGTGGAGCTAGGGTTTGGAATATACATAATACCGGATGCGCCGGACTCGTTTGTTGTGCCGTTAGAAGGAATGTCTTTACCGATCAACATGTCACCAATACCGCCATTTACTGCGGAATAAACCGTTGTGGAGTTCGATAATGTTTCTAGCCTGCTATAGTTATCCGTGGTTTGGTAACTTCCCCCTGTTTTAAACCTACACAACAACTCTGTATTTGCAGCATTGCCTCTAACATTACTATATACAATTGCGTACATAGGATAAGAGGTAAAAGCATCTTCCAAATCTACTGTTGCTACATTTGAGGCGGTAATAGAAGTAATGATATCCCAAGCACCTCCTCCGCCCGCAGGAGCGGCAGATTGCCAAGTTGTACCGTTAGAGGTTAAGACGTTACCCGAAGTGCCCGGCGCTACTTCTAATGGGGCAGACGTGCCGTTTCCAAGCAGGACGTTGTTAGCCGTAAGAGATGTAGCTCCGGTACCGCCGTTAGCGACGGGTAGAGTACCGGCTACTTGAGAAGCAAGGTTTATATCTGATAAAGACCCACCAAGAGTTAGATTACCCGAACTAGTAACAGTGCCCGATAAAGTTAAACCTTGAACAGTTCCAGTGCCGCCCACGCTTGTTACGGAACCCACACCCTTTGCGTTTAACTGAGTCTGGATGTTGCTAGTAACGCCATCGGTATAGTTTAGCTCTGTAGCTGTCGCGGTAAGGCCCAGATTAGTTAAAGCACCTGAAGCCGTTGTAGAGCCTGTACCGCCGTTAGCAAGCGGGAGATTTCCGGTAACCTGTGACGTAAGGTCCACATCTGCTAAAGAACCGCCAAGGGTAAGGTTGCCAGAGCTAGTCACCGTGCCGCTTAAAGTTAACCCTTGAACAGTACCCGTACCACCAACACTTGTTACCGTACCACCAATTTCGGTTGGGTTAGCGTTAAGTACCGCAGCGCCTGCCCCCGCACCATCAGTAACGACCATGACTTTAGAGCCATTGGGGATATTTACTGTAGCGCCTGAACCTTGCTTAATCGTAATGATCTGACCGCCGGTAGTGGCGTTCTCAATGATCCACGTCTTAGATACCGTATTTGGTCCAAGTGTGATTTCACGAGTTGCTGTTAAGTCCACCGCCGAAGTGAATTTAAGGTACAGTGAGCGCGTGGCATCTGCTGTAGCGTCCGGCATGGTAAAGGTTTCATTAGCGTCAGCGGCAATTTCTTTTGTGCCGTAGCTAAAACCGTCGGTGATCAGCTCAAGGTTAGTATTAGTACTAGTGCCCCAAGTGCCGTCTTCATCACCCGTAGTGATTTCTTTTAGCCGTAAGTTGTTTACATAAGTAGCCATCGGGGCACTCCAGTTATACTAATGTGCTTCCGCCAGCAGGCGGCACGCTTGTCGCGTAAATCTTTGTATTCTGACGTAAGTTTAGTGCTTCGCCGCAATCTGAACAAGTGTCCGCTGCCATTTCAGCCTCATCAAGATCATACCCACAGTTACTGCATAAAAGCTCAACTTCATGCTTGGGGTCGATTGCTGCGCCTAAATCTGTCGCTTCTTTTACTATTTTCATGCTGCTATTTTACTCCAGTTAGGGGTTTGATCTACTGGAACCTCGGTCCATCCAGTTCCGGGGTCTGGGACTATCCTGCTCCAAACCAACACATTTCCAACTTGTCCAGTAGCCTGAACCCCTGTTAAGTACACGTTAGCCGTGCCGGTTTCTGTTGTTTCGCCTAATGCTGTGGTGCCTTGAACACCCGTAACATTGACGTTGGCATCCGCTTCTGCTGTCGCCGTGCCTAGTTGAGCAGTGGCTTGTAGACCCGTAACATCGATAATGTTGTTGGTTATCTGAGTTACCGTGCCTAGCTCGCCCGTGGCTTCTACGCCTGTAGCGCTAACTGTTGCTCCGGC